GGTTCCAATTCCCTCGTCTACGCTCCTGGCATCGTTCAGTGGGCGATCAACGGCGCTAAGTTTGCTGAAGATCGCGCGCGGATGGTCCACATTGTGGCGTCCACCTGGAGCATTCCGAAGTTCGCTGCAGAGCAACTCCTAACAGAAAAAGTTCCCTACCGCATCGTTGGAGAGACAGTGCGCTTTGCAACTGTGGCGTCCAAAGAAAAGGCGTCCGTGTAATGACCGGAACAATCACAGTTGTTATGAAGCTCGTAAAAGAGCACAAGTCCGTCGTGGAGTATGCTGAGATTGACGACAAGGGCGAAAAGAAATTCAAGCCTACGCTGCAACCGATCTACGTCCGCAAAAACGATTATCTACCGGCGGCGTACACCGTTACTCTAACTCCTACGGAGGTCTGACATGGGTTGGTACGCCGGACGTTGGTACGCCGGACCAAAAGACAGCAGCGTTTGCTCGCACGTGAAGTTCAACCTGAAGGGTTGCAACCGGCTTGCAAATCACGACGGTATGCATCGTAACATCTTTGACACCACAAATGAGTACTGGCCTGACGATGCGGGTCGGTATATCAACACGCAAGAGGAATGGATCGCGCTAGTCAAGGGGCTGGGAAATCCGAAGATGCAAGTTACAATCACTGAAGCACAACGCCGGCTGCTGATGAAGATCATAGCAACCTACGGCAAATCCTCAGACGAGGAGGAACTAAAGGAAATCGCACGGTTGCTCCACATATTCGGCCTAGCGGCCTGATGCAAGTCCATGTGGTGTCGTGTACACCACATGAGCGTGCACCACCGCACGATAACAGGCAGTATCCGCTATGTCTAAGAAGATTGCATTCAATCCTGGTCGGAAGTACACTATCCACGGTCAGCGCATCGTTGCTACCCTGCACGACGATGGTATCGTGACGTTCCATGACATCGATCGTATGGTCGACGGAGAGTTCAAACTCGGCTTGCACTGCCAGTTCAACCAGGTAGAAGTTATGCACTGGTATGACAACAACTTGGCGCATGGAACGCCCCGCTCGCACAGAGATGCTTTCTATCACGACAGCACGAACAGTACCGCTGCATATGTCGATCTGTGCGGCGAGACGCTCAACAAGGTGGTGCGCTAATGACACACTCAATGAACGCACGCGCCACACGCCAGGGTTGGACTATACTCAAGCATGTCCCTGTTGCTGGTGATGGCGTGCAGGCGCCCGGCGCTATCGTAATGTGCCAGATAGCCGACGCAAGACGTCCTTTCGCAGTTCACTTCTTTAACGAACAAGATGGTGGTTTCCACATGGGAAGCTACTGCGAGGATCGGGCGGAAGCAGAAGACGTCTACGCAATGCGCGTACTGAAATACCTCGGAAGGAACAAGTAGTGATTGTAGAGTATGACGAAGCCCTGTTTCTCGGCCACGACAAAGAGAAATGGACCCGAAAATGTGGGCCTCGCCCGCACACACGAAAGGAGTGGAAATGAGCCCAAGAATTCGAGTCAGAGAAGTAGAAGTCACTCAGGCGGATCGCGACGCGATGCTGCACAAGCATCCGATCGAAATTCCGCCCGTGGAAGTTGGACGAACTCAGGTTAGTCCTACCGAGACGGTGGTTACCACATGCATAGTAAGTGAGGTTTACCGACACGAAGAAAATGGTGTGGTGAAGATCTACAACATTCGCGAGATTAAGGATTTAATCTACACTAACGATATTCCGGTGAAAGCTCTTCAAATATACATGTCTGACGAATATGTCAGTTATATCTTTACTTACGGAGGATGTGAACAGTCCCACGTAGATCGCATTACTGAAAAAGACATAGAACGCCCCGCAATTGGGGTTTTCTATCCTGATGGGTTGCAAATTATAGATGGCACCCATCGCATCGTCGCGCAATGGCGCAGGTTCAACAAGAAGAAAATGCGTATCCTGGTTGTTCCTGGTGAATTGGAATACTTATTCCTAATCGACCAGGACGAACTTGTTGACGCAGTTTGGATCAATAGGTGAATCAACACGATAGAGGAGATACAATGAGAGGAATAATCTTTCTCGCAATCATCCTTACTCTCTGGTTAGTACCAAAAAAGTACTATCCAAGAAGCTGGTTGGATCCTCACTATGAAAGCACAGCATGTATTCCGGAGCCTGAGCCCGATGAAAAGACTCTGTTATCGAAGGAATGGTTAGACTTTTGCGACATGATGGTGTGGTCAAAGTGATTGCAAGCCCATGTCCCACCTCGGTGAGACATGTACGAGCAATCTCGCTCGATATGGAGAACTACATTATGAGTAACCCAATCTGGACACTGCTACACCCACTGATGACATACGAACATCTTGGTCCCTATCTTCCATACTTCCTCGTTAACGAGGATGAGCGTCCAGCAGCGCAGCAATTCAACGAACGCTACAAATTCGGTGGCTGGCGTCCGTTCGGCCAGGACAAGTTTACTCTAACTGAGACTCATATTTTGAAGTATCCCGGCGACCCGGCGCATCAGCCGATGGCAGTAACCCATCTGCGGGATGAAGTGATCCTCCTGTATAACAGCGATGTAGTTGTTATCAAACAGCCTGATGGTTCGTTTGAAGTCTGCAGGATGGATTGATTGCAAGCCCTTGCTCCATCCGTAAGAAAGATGGAGCAAGTTCGAGCAATCCCGCTCGCAATGGAAGTACATGATATGGCGCAATTAGGAAAGGCAGTGAGCGTTCTACTTAGATTTGAACGTTCTTGCAGTGAGATGTACGACGACCTGTCGGCGTTTCATGCCCCAAGCGAATGCTACGAAGACGTTTCCCGCGGCCAACGGCGACGTTTCCGTAGGGTACGAAAGCACGCCTGCGCGGTAGCCGGCGTCAAAAATCTCAAGCAACTCAGCAAAGCGATCAAAAAGGTATGCCCCACTTGGGATCGCTACAATCACTTCCGCCTGGGCTTGGAGCACGTCTGATGTTAAATGTACTTCTTATACTGCAGAACGAGCTGGACGGTCGTACGCCAGGCTCACACAACTGGTTCATGACAGTGGACCGGATAGTCAAAGCTTTGCTGCGAGAACGTATCGAGCAGGAAGAAACGAAAATCAGTGACGCTGATTCGAAAGGAAGTTTGCGAAATGACTGACATCCGTAGCTGGAACTACACCCAACTTCCAAAAGGTATCTACTCCGCCCACGTTCGGAAACATACATGGGACGGGTGGTTCTTGTTCCGAGCGTACCCGAACATTGGGAGCAACTGCTTGGAGTACAAATCCACGGACTTAGACGACGTCATTGCGAAAGCTGAGTCTTTCGTCCGTGGTGAACGCGATCCCGCAATCTACAGCGCATCCTTCTGAAAGGATAAGTCATGAACTATAAGAAAGAAGCAGATTCTTTCTGTATTATGATGCTTCCAATGTTAACGGATCGTCAATTCGTCCGGGTAGCTGACGCCCTTGCAAAACTATTAGAAGAAATATACAAGAAAGGACAAACGAAATGAAATCCGCACCCTATCTTGACGGATGGCTCGCCCACAAAGGCGGGCTAACTCAACACAATCCGTACAGCGAGGATGTTCAACCTTATTCGTACGGACAATGGCTCTCTGGATGGTGCGATCGCTTTTCTGCTATCAAGCACGAAGGCGATCTATATCTAGATGACACTCAGGCGTTCATATAGGAGGTGAAATGAAGGCGGCTATCTGCTGGCGATGCGGAAAAGATCTGGGACATATTGTCCCAGATGATGCTGCGGAAATTACCTGTTTCCAGTGTGACAACGATACCACTGGAAAGAGAAAGAAGATTTTCAATAAGAAACGGAAATACAGAAGAAAAAAGAAGAGGTGAGATCGAGGCGAGGCCGAGGCTCGAGATGGTGAGAGTCGGTACGTCTTGATTGAAAAACGGAGCCCGTTCCTATAATGGGCGAGGCCGGCGGGCGCCCCGACGCGCGACGCCGACGTGCGCTCCTCTATCGACCCGTGGATTCGACAAGCCCCTGAAGCTTGCGTCGAACCCAAATCTGTGCTACTATGCTACTGCATAACGGAGGTTCAGAATGCTCAAGCTCGTCACATTCACTCGTTGGAGTCAGGACCTAAGATCTCGAACTCCAATTAGCATCAATCCCGATGAAATATCTGACATTGAAGACTACTGCGGTTCAATTTGCCCAGGTAGCGCAATCACGCTAAAGAATAAGAAAAACTATCTTGTTATGGGCACCCATGACGAGATCGTTGCAAAATTGATTTCGAAAGAAGACTCGGTCGGCTAAAGACTCGACCACCGGTAGAAAACTCGACCTCGATCAGTAACTCGACCTCAACTTCTAACTCGACCGGAGAACTCGCCATGGAAGAAACTATCACTCCTCAACTGTGGGAGACCTACTTCGAATATCTGGACACCTTGAAGGAATCAGGTGTGACCAACATGTTCGGTTCGGTCCCGTACATTCAGAACCAATTCGGTGTCCCCGAACCCAAGGCAAAGAGAATCTTCAAAGCCTGGTGGGAGACATTCGACGAAAATGAGACTCCTGCTATTCGAGCAGCAAAGGTTAAATGAGCTACCCCGACGGAGAGTACTTCGATCGGTGAGCGGGAGCGTCGGTTTTCAGAAAGGTGACCTGCGGTCTTCGTACGGGGTAATCATAGCGCCGTCCAAGGTCATCAACTCCCGCATTTACTCTAACTAGAGGTACAGATAGAATGAAACGTTTTCAGCTCGTTGAGATCGATCATGTTAAACATGAGGAATCAATCTTGCATTCGACCAATAATCCAATCTGGGCAAACGAGTTGTTCATCCAGATAAGAAAACTGAGTGACCCCAGATACACCTACAGTCTAATTGATCAACGGGAGACAGAGGCGCTCAGAGCACAATTCTCTGCTGAAGGAAAAGGTGCTGCATAATGTGGCTTTTATTCGATATGGTCAACCCACGGATTCTGCATGTAGCGCCGGTTCCGGATCAATTACGATTTGAGGAAGGGGAACTTCCAACTCACCTTCAGTTGGTAAGGAGTTCACGAGTCGAAGCGATCGATGATCCTTTGTTTCTCAGTGCTCTTTCACACTGGTCTGAGATCAAACTTCGACGTCTCTATACTTGGCTAAAGCTTGAACCACCCCTTTCTCCAGCTAAGATGGATGAGAAAGCATTTCTTACCATGCGTCTGCAAATACGAGCTGCGCTCGCGAAACAATTACGCCTCGAACCCAGCCGGCTCCCTACATTAGAGGCTCCCAATATTGTTATCAGCGCACCTCTTCCCCCTCCTCGGCCTCAACGTTTGCCTAATGCGCGGCGGGGTTCGGTTGGTCCATTGATACATCGCGTTGCTACCGAAATGTGGGAGGCTGCGGGAAAACCTTTGGATATTCCAACCATACTTGTTCTCCGTCAAACGATCATGAAAGTGCTCAATGACGAGCATAAGATAAAGGTTTCGACCAGCAGTAACGAGCTCGGACGCTGGCAAAAGGAGCTTGTGGCGGTCAAAGAGACGAAACCCCAGATCTAGGGGCTTGACCCCTAACCCCCTCCATGCTATAGTGTTTTTCTTCCCTATCGCGTTCTGGTTCGCTCAACGGAGCCATCAATGGCCGACGACCCGCGCCTACTCCAATGGCGAAATATTCCCATGGAGTTGCGCCTGAAGCGCCAGTGGCTCGTTGCTCATCCTGCCAACAAGAATCCCATCTTTTTCAAAGAAGGTCAATTCTACAACGCCTCTGTTTCAAAACATCTCAGCTCGCAGTGGATGAGCTTCGAGGAAGTTACGACCCTTGCACTGACACACAATCTTGCAATCGGCTTCGTCATATGCGAAGGCGAAGATATTACTTGTATCGATCTTGACGTAAAACCCAACACCACAAAGGAGTCTCTGGATCTATTCCAGACCATTGTTCAATCGTTTGACAGCTACACTGAACGATCTGTCGGCGGGCACGGAATCCATATTTGGTGCAAGGGGAGCATTGGACTCGGCCGACGGCGGGACGGCGTAGAGATCTACAGCCAGAATAGATTTATGATCTGTACTGGCAACGTCTTGCATCTTAAAGAACAATTAGAATTCAGACAAGAGAAACTGACTAAGATGATTAGTCAGATGCCTATGTCTGCAGGTTACGATGAAGTTATTCTCGAGGAGCTACCCCAAATAGAGAGCGACGAAGACGTAGGTCGCAAGCTATGGGAGAACGAAGACGCAAGAATGCTCTGGCAAGGAATGTGGCGTGAATTAGATCATCCGTCACAGTCCGAAGGCGATCTTGACCTGATGGTCCACCTTGTACGTTATACTCAATCGAATGAACAATGTAAGCGCCTATTCCGTCAGTCCGGGCTGGGAAAAAGAACTAAAGCAAATCGAACTGATTACGTTGTGCGTACCCTGCGCCATGCTCGGTTTATTCGTCAAGCTGAGATGGTAGATATAGAAGCTGGCAAACGCAGTGCAGACGCTATCATTGCCAAATATGAAGCCGAACAAGCTCTTCTACGTACCGCCGACGGATCTGTTGTCTTCACTCCTGATCCTATTCAATTCCAAACAGTCGAACATATAGTTGATATAGATCTCCCACCAGATCCGGAAGATCACATGACTCATACAGAATTTCCACCAGGAGGTCTGGGTTATCTAGCTCATTATTTTTATCGAGGATCGGTTTATCCAAACGTTGAATTCTCAGTAGCTGCTGCAATCACCGTAGTATCAGCTCTTTGTGGAAGAGCTTGGAATACGTCCACCTCATCTGGTCTAAACACTTATAACCTTGTTGTTGCCCCTTCTGGAATGGGCAAAGATGAGATGCAAAAAGGTATTGCTAGATTGATTGAAATCTGCCAACAGAAATTTCCAACATTCAAAGATTATTTTCATTTTGGAAACTTTGCAAGTGGACAAGGACTCGTAAAACATTTTACTCCAATACGAACATCCTTTGCTCAGATTATGGCTGAATTTGGATCATTGATAAAAAGATTTGCAAATACTCGAGATGAAAATATACAAGGACTAATGTCCGTTATGCTTGACTTACATTCTAAAGCAGGGCCTCATTCTTTATCGAATTCAATTATCTATAGCGATGCCACTAAGAATGTATTCTCAGTTAAATCTCCTGCATATAGTATCTTAGGTGATACTACACCTGAGGTCTTTGAAAGTGTCAATTCCTTCCTTCTTAATAATGGATTTATTTCACGATTCAATATCTTTGAATATAAAGGAACACGAACCGAAATGAATAAGAATATAGATCACACAGTCGATCCTAGATTTATAGATTATCTAGTCATAATTGCTAGAATTGCTGATATAATTGTTACTCAAAAACGAGCACCCATCACCGCTAATTTAGATTCAGAAGCTAATATTCGGTATCATAATTTTCGTAGATATTGCGATAGAAATTATAATAAAGCAGTTCAGACCAGGAGTGGTGATATTGAACACCATATGTGGTCTCGTTCTCTTAATCGAATTAACGTTTTAGCAACTCTTGCAGCGATCTTAGATACACCTCCACCAACACCTCAGGGAGATATTACAGTTCCTATTGTTACAAAAGATCATTGGGATTATTTTGAACGAATGATAATGAATGATATCAATAATTTCAAAACTAAACAAGAGACAGGTGATATAGGAACTGGTGATAGTGTACAGTCTAAGAAACTTGAAAAACTTATTGATGACTATCTGAATAAAGCTGTCGCAGAAAGTTATAAAATAAGACCTGAACTACAGGCATCTGGAAAAATTCAATATAGCTATATGCGACAAAGAATGCAACATATACCTGCTTTTAAGACTGATGGTAACTTCGACGATAAAAAATTGAAAAGTACAATTCAGACTCTTATTCAGATGGGAAGACTTAAAGAAATCAGAGACCCGCATGAAAAAGGAATGATCGCGGGTGATCTATACTGGGTCAGGGGAACATGAAAGTCATCGTCTGCGGCAGTCATCTCTACAGTCAACCAAACTTTATCCGCCAATGGCTCGATTGGTATCATAGCGGAAAGAGAATCAAGACTCTAATCGAAGGCGGAGCATTACATGTCGATGCTATTGCTGGCGCATGGGCCGTCGAACATGCTATCGAACATCATAAGGTCGAAGCAGAATGGACCGTCTATGGTCTCCATGCAGGACCAAAACGAAATGCCGAGATGTTACTACATGGGCCACATGTTGTGATTGCATTTCCGGGCGGGAATGGAACTGCGAATATGGTGAAACAAGCACGGGCTGCCGGCGTTCCTGTCATTGAGGTACAATACCCAAAAATGAAATCAATGCCTTGACACTTGCATCCGACCGCTTACTATGCTATAAAGTGGGATCGACAACACAAACACGGAGTACTTCCTATGGTTCTAATTCCCGAACGCCAAGTTTCCCTCGACCACCTTAAAGAGTGGTACGAACTCAAAAAGCAAATGGATGAGATGAAGAACAAGGAAGTTGTTCTTCGCCAGTTCATTTTTGCTGGACTGTTCCCAGCTCCGGAAGAGGGTACCAATACCTATCCGCTGAACGATGGGACAGGTGCTGTTGCAAAGGGGGTGCATACTATCAATCGCGCTGTGCAGGTCGAACTGTTAGCAGAATTGGCGAAGGTGCAGGCGATGCCAGACAGCAACCAGCCCAAGTTGGAGCTGGAGAAATTGGTTAAATGGAAGCCTGAGGTTTCAATCAAAGAGTATCGTCTGCTTACCGACGAACAGCGCCTCTTGTTTGACCAAGTACTTGTGATCAAGCCGGGTATGCCCGGACTCGATATTGTCATTCCAAAAAGGAGTAGTTGATGCCACTTCAGTTTTCTACCGCTTCCGAGGAGTCTTTCTCCAATGGGATCAAAGTGCTTGTCTACGGGGGCGCAGGAGTTGGGAAGACAGTTCTTACTGCCACACTCCCAACTCCAGTTCTGATCTCTGCGGAGTCCGGTTTGTTATCTCTCCGCGAATCTAACTTGAGACGTCTGTTTGGTAATGATCAGTCTATCTGTTACAATATGCCGATTATTACCATTAACACAGCAGAGGACTTACGAGACGCACATCTTTGGTGTCTACAGAGTGCAGAAGCTCGTAACTTCCAGAGCATTGGATTGGACAGCATAACCGAGATTGGTGAAGTTGTTCTCAACAATGCCAAACGACAAGTAAAGGATCCAAGACAGGCCTACGGGGAACTGATCGAAAAGATGGAAACCCTAATCAGAGCCTTTCGGGATCTCCAAGGTAAGAATGTACTCGTCTCCGCAAAGATGGAGCCGATGAAAGATGAATTATCTGGTATCGTTAAATACGGTCCATCGATGCCGGGCGCTAAACTTGGACCGAAACTGCCTTACTTCTTCGACGAAGTTTTTCGTCTTGGGGTTGGGAAAGATCCAACGACTCAGCGGGAATTTCGCTTCCTGCAAACGCAACCTGACCTTCAGTTTGAGGCGAAGGATAGAAGTGGAGCCCTCGCAAATGTGGAG